CCCGCGCGTGGTGTAGCCGCCTAACGCCGCGCCTTGAAAGATGGTCTGCGTCCGCTCGACCCGGCGCGTATCGCCCACCGTGATCGCGTACCGCATCGGGGAGATCAACCGGACGGACGAGATATAACCCGCCACCAGCCGCGACGAGACGCCCGCGCGGATCACGTCCACATACGCCCGCCGTGACAGCAACTGCTGCCGGAACGTGGCGTCCTCTAGCTTGTTCGTGACGACCCGAAGCGTGCCGGTCGCGTCCGTCCCCGTGTCCGCGTCCACCACCTCGACGACATACGCGCCCGTCCGCACCGCGCCAGTCAGCGGGTCCACCTCCGCGCCATCGCCCGACGGCGGAGCCGCGATATACGGGTTGGTCCCGACCGGATCGGACGTGATGACGAGAAAGTCCGGGTCGGGACCATCAGGTGCGGCAAGCGTTGAGGCATTGCGTATCCTCAACTGGTACGTCACGGTCTGCGGCATCAGGTGCCCCCGTTAGTCGTACTGGCAGAGCATATCCGCCCCGCCAAGATTAATCAGCGAAAAGCTCATGCTATACGTCAGGAACGTGGCGTCCTGAAACTCTAGCGTCACGTCCCCGTTGGGGTCCATCGAGCAGGTCGTATACACCCGGCTCGCCGCGTCCCCCGTCGTCACCGTGCAGGTCCCGCCGCCTTGCAGATGCCGGATCAGCCGCAGCGCGACCGACTGCGTGGTATTGGGCAGGTCCCGCATCTGGAACGTGGCCCCGTAGTCGATGCGGAACGTAAAGTCGAAGGACGCCCCCGTCGCCAGCGTCACCGCCCGCTCTCCGACCCGGCGCGTAAACGGCGTCCATGACGCGAACCGCGATCCGACCCCGCCCGCTACGCCCGTCGTGCCGTTATCGAGCGTGGCCGACGTCCCATCGTTGAACGTGATCGAGGCCATTAGACGCTCCCCCGCCGCTGCGCGTTCCGGACCAGTTCCTGCATCTGCCGCTGCGCCGCCGGATCGTTCGGCCCGATGATCGTGACGTTGACCGGGTTCACCCGCTCAATGGTCGAGGCGGACCCCGCCGCCGTTGGCCCATAAAACTGGGTCGCCATTCCCATCGACCCGCCCGCTATCCCGCCAACCGCCGGAGCCGTATAACCACCGCCACCGCCACCGAACCCGCTGGAATCCATCGCCCGACCCGCCGCGCCACGCAACGCCGAACCGATCGCAATGATTGCAAGACCCGCCGCAATCATGGCAAACCCATTGCCCGAGCGGAACGAGTCCATTGCCGTTTTGAGCGCCACCCCGAGTTGCACCAGCCGCTGGCCGAACGCGACCATCACGCTGCCGAGCCCCGCCAACAACGCCGCCCCGAACGCCTTCATTGCGCTGCCAAAGTTCGCGCCTTTTTGGAACGCCGCCTCAATGCCGGTGAGCAACGCATCTCCGAGGACGTTATACAGCGAATCCCGCAGTTCGGTGGCCGTCTTATTGACCTCTTCCGTCGTCCGCGCCCGCACTTCATCAAATACCGGTTTGATCCCGCCCGCTGCGGCCCGCACGCGCTCCGGATCAAGTGCCGTCACCTCAAAGCCGCGCCGCAGTGGTGCTGCGCCAAACGTGCCCGCCTGCGCCTTGAACCGTGCCGCGGCCTCGTCCAACGTGTATTTGACGGTCGCTTTGCTCAACGCCTCCTGCACGCCGTTCAACTGTTGTGCCAGTTTCAGACGGTTTGCCATCGACAGGTTGGTCTTGGCAAGTTCCGTGGACAGACGCTGCTCCTCGGCAACCAGTTGTTTCTGTTGGGTCGTTGTGATCGGCACCAGTCCAGTCAGCTCTGACAGCATCTCGATATACGATTTGCCTTTGGCGGTCACCGTATTCGTAAACGTTGCCGTCTGTTGCAGGACGCCGTGCAGCGAGACGTTTGCATTCGCGAGATACCGAAGGCCTGCTGCCTGTTCGGTGATTTTGGTGTTCAGGTCTCCCATCACGCCGTCAAGACGGTCCATGATGTAGCTGAACGCGGTGTATCCAGCGCCCAACGCGACGACCACACCAAGTAACCGCGCCCACCCGCCGGTCGCCAGCGAGACAAACGCCACCGCATCTCCGACACTTTTCACCGCTTTTGCTAACGCAAAAAGCGATGCTAACGTCTCCGCGCCAGCTACGAGCGCCGTCGCCGCCGCCGCCGCAAGCACCCCAGTCCGATACGTCACCCACATTGCCGCCAGTCCACCAACCAGTGCCGTCACGGTTGGCAGATTGTCCTTAAGCCATCCGATCGACCGACTCAACGTCTCCGTGAATCCAGTGGCTTCGCCCACCCGACCCGCCAACAACACAAACTGATTGCGGAGACCGACCAGTTGTTGACTCACCGTTGGCACATAATCCGCAAACTGTTGTGTGATGCGCTGATTACTGACCATCGCCTTTGCAAACTCCGCCGACGTCAGGTTCCCTTCGAGCGCCATCTTCCGCAGCGTGCCCGGTACGAGTCCCGCTTCCTTTTCTATGGCTTGGATTAGGGGCGGCATTGACTCCATAATGGAGTTAAACTCTTCGGCCCGCACGACCCCATTCGACAGCGCCTGCGAGAGTTGGATCATGCCACCAGCCGCCGCGCCCGCGTCGGTCTTATTAATCAGCAGCGCCTTGTTCACGTTCTCCGTGAGACGGCGTACCTCGTCTTGCGACAGACCAAGCGCGGCCGCGCTGCGGCTGACCTTCCCATACAGTTCCGCGACGGATTCCAGCGGTTGATTCGTGCGCTGCGCGATACCAATCACCGCTCGTTGCGCGGCGTCAAACTCTGCCGTGCTCGTTGTCGCCAGCTTGAGCTGGTTCGTCATCTGTGCGTACGCGTCGATCGCGCGCATCGTCGCGCCAGCGCCTGCGACAGCGGCGAGACTACCGGCCAGATTCTTGAACTGGCCGGTGAGATCAGCGGTTGCCTTGTTTAAGGTCTTGGCGTCCGTCGTCGTCTGCTTAAACGTCTGCCGCATCCTGTCTACTGCCGCGCGGACCTGCCCCGCGCCTTCTTCGCGGAGCCGCATGGTCAAAGCAAAAACGTCCATCCGTCACCCCGCGTCAGTAGTTGCCGCCGCCTGTCGTGCCGCCTCGATCCGTGCCACCTGCTCTAACATCCGGCCCCGCGTCCGTTCCATCATCTGCGACAGCGTGCCCGCCGCTTTGAGGTACCGGAACTCCGCCTTCTGCAAGTCCTGCGGCTGATGAAATGCGACCGCGACCAACCCCGCGAGGTCCGTCCGCTCCCCCATCCGTTCGACCTGCCGTTCCCGGCGCATCGCCGCCAACTCCGCCCACGTCCACAACGTCAGCGCAAACGACTCCGCCGCCACCTCGCGCACCGACCGACCCGTCGCCGTTGCCACTTCGACGACGACCCGCCGGACATACTGCGCGGGATCCCACGCGACCGACACGGCCGCGCCAGACCCCGCCTCTAGTCGTTTCCCGCCGCTTCCTCTGCCGTCGCGGCCGAGATCATCGCCTCAACGTCCGCTACCTGCCCGCGCGTCAGTTGCACCAGCGCCATGACCTGTTCCACCGACAGCCCTTCGACCTCCTCGCGGGTGAGCTCCGGTAGCGACCGTGCCACCACGTCCAGTAACGCCGAGAACATCGCCGTTCCATTCGCGTCCTCCGTTTGTGCTGACGCGATTTGATGCGCGGTTGCGCCCGTCATGGGACGGACCGTCAGTTCCTTGCCGTACAGCTTCACGCGCGGCAGCCGGTCGGCTGACACCAACGCGTCGAGGTCAATCGTACCCATAAGAGATCAGGTCTCCGGTTGGGGTGGTGGGGTTAGACGCTGGCGATGTACTCGATGCGGTACGGCGCATCCCCGACGTTCGCGCCCGAGACGGTCATGTCGAGTCGCGCCTCGATCTCGATGGCGATGGCGATCTCCGCGCCGTCCTGAGACGTGATGTCGTACTTCGTGCAGAGCGCCGCCGGGAACCGCACCTGCACATAGTTGCCGCCCCCGCGGAGCCAGATGGCCCGGACGTCCGTGAGGTAATCGCCCGACGCCAGATAGGTCGCCGCCCGCTTCGGCAGGTAGGACGTCGAGCCCGTCCACGCGCCAGACGCGGAGACCGTCGCGCCCGGTTCGATCTGTCCAACGTTGGCGGTTGAGAGCTGAATGACCGTGCCGGACAG